ATGCTCACGGGTCCCACCTTCGACAAGCTGATCACGCTCAACCTCGCCGGCATGGCGAGAGCCCTGGCCGAACAGCGCGAGAGCCCGGCCTATGCCGAGCTGCCCTTCGAGGACCGCCTGGGGCTGCTCGTCGACCGGGAGGCGACCGAGCGGGAGAACCGGCGCCTGGAGCGCTACCTCAAGGCTGCCAGGCTGCGCGTCGCGGCGTCGGTCGAGGACGTCGATTTCCGGGCGCCCCGGGGGCTCGACCGCTCGGTCGTCCTCGAGCTCGCGCAGGCGCGCTGGGTGGCGGCCCACCAGCAGGTGCTGCTCACCGGGCCCACGGGGGTCGGCAAGACGTATCTCGCCTGCGCCCTGGCCGCGGCCGCCATCCGGGCGGGGCACACTGCCCTGTACCTGCGGGTGCCACGCCTGCTGACCGAGATCGGGACCGCGCGGGCTGACGGGCGGCTCGCCCGCCTGCTCGCGGCCTGGGCCCGGATCGAGGTCCTCGTGCTCGACGACTTCGCCCTCCAACCGCTCACCGACGCCCAGGCAGCGGACCTGCTGGAGGTGATCGAGGACCGGGCCGGGCTGCGCAGCACCATCGTCACCAGCCAGCTCCCGGTCGCGCTCTGGCACGAGGGGCTCGGCGAACCGACCGTCGCCGACGCCATCTGCGACCGCCTGCTCGCCGGTGCCCACCGGATCGAGCTGTCGGGCGCATCGCTGCGCCGGACGACCGAGACCCGGGCATGAACCCTCGGCGTTCCCTGCGCGCCACCCGCGCCGTGTCACACTACCCGGCCATCGGGCCTGCAACGCATCGGGAGGAGGTGAGGATCAGGGGATGAAGAGGACGCCCCGCGTCGGCCGCTGACGCGGCCTCCGAGGGGGTGGCCAAAACCCCGATCCAGGGTGGCCATTTCGCGCGGACTGGCATGGCCAATTCAGCGAAATGCGCAACCAGCTCGCCAAGATGATCGCCGACATGGCGACCGGCGAGGCTGAGCCGGATCCGGAGCAGCCCGCCAAGAACTCGGCGGCGGTCGCGCTGGGTAAGCTCGGCGGCGCGAAGGGTGGCAAGGCGCGGGGCTGCGAAGCTGACGGCTGAGCAGCGCTCGGAGATCGCCAAGAAGACGGCTGCGGCGCGGTGGGAGAAGTCTCGCTAACTCAGCCGCCGAAACGGGACCACATCCCCGCCATCGGCGCTCTCCCCGATCGTTGATCGCTCCCTTGCATGATCCAGCAATCGGACCGGAGCGACATCATCCGCGAGGAACTCGGGCGGGAGTGAGGCGAATCGCTGCACGTCACGCGGATTGAGATTGAGTCGATCCAGCATCTGAGCGGGTGATTGCAAACCTGCATCCACGATCAATTCGAAGGCGCGGGTCAAGGCGGTCGGATGCTCCGACGGGATCATGTCGTCACCCGGCTCGGCCCGACGCCAGCCGCGGCGAGCAAGCGAGATCCACTGCCGTCGCGCGGCATTCTCATCCACGATCTTGAGATCAGCTGACCGGTGGAGCATCGCCGCGACGGATACCTTCCACTTTGGCTTCAGGGCGCGCATGCCGTCGACGGTGGGAATCAGCAGGTCCTCCGCAAACGACTCGGCTGGCAGAAGGAATGCCGATGCGAACGCATTGGCCTCGGCCTCTAGCACGCTCAGTTCGGCGGGGATAGCGACCTGGGTCTTTGGCACAGCTCGGTGCATGACCATGTGTCCAGTCTCGTGCGCCGCGTCGAAGCGTGACCGGGCGCGACTGCCCTTCTCATTCCCGAGGAAAACACACGGGCGCTCAGCGCCGGGAAGCCACTTGGAGAAGGCATCGATTGCGGCCGACTCAGCCTCCCCCCTGGTGACGAAGCCACCCTTCGATTCGATGAGGGACACGGTGTTGTGGATTGGCCCATCGCCGAGGCCCCATTCCGCTCGAAGCCCGCTGGCGGCCTCCTCGATTGCCTCATCACTCAACGGCATTCTTCCCCGGTCGACGAGGACGGGAAATTGAACTGCCGGGAAGGTCACGTAGTCGGCGAGCCTAGCGACGATGTCACCGACCCACAACAGGCGGCGGTCTGCCGCAAGTCGCGAAGTCTTGGATGCTCCGGCGAGCGAGCGATAGAACGTCGGAGCATCGTCCTCGCCGCGCGGAGGGAGGGAAAAGAACCCGACAGGCATGTTGAGGACGCTGGCGATGCGATATAGGTTCTCGGGCTGTGGCGATAGCTCGCCATGCTCATAAGCCGAGATCGTCTGACGGGATACTCCGACAAGGTCCGCGAGGGTAACGATCATGAGCGACCGCGCTTCACGTGCTTCCCTGAGGCGCGCACCAATGAATCCAGGAGTTCCAGGCTTCACGCTCCACTTCCCGTCTGGCCTTCCTCGCCCGGCAGGTCGATATCCGTTCGGAGTTCCGGCTCAGCTTCGCCGAATGTGGGCCGATGCTTCGGCTGTGGCCTCAGTGCCGGGTATCGCGCATACAGGTCGATGCCAAGGCCATGCAGCCCGCCCGGCAGGGGGAAGACAATATGGAGGAAGGTCGGGGCCAAATCAGAAGGTCGCGGCGAGCCGTGCACGAGCACCGAATAGAGGTTCCCATCGCGCGGCGGCCCGACGATGTCGAGTTCCGGAAAGAAGCCCGCCTGTGGGCGCGCCAGCGTGTCACGGAAACGGGCGTCGGGTAGGCGCGCGAGGGCATGCTGCGTGTGAGAGATCGTCATGGTGAAGTCGCCGAAGCTAAGTTCCCGGTGATTCTGGCTATCCGTAGCGTTTCCGACGGGACGCTCAATAACCCCCAGGAACCGGACGGGGATCGTACGGAGCGCCCCTTCGATAATGGCGCGCTTGACATGTCCGCGTAGGTCCCGGTCTTCCTCTGGCGCAGCGAGCTGCTCGCAGAAGGCCCTCGCCTCCGGGTAGGCGCGCCTGACGATGGCGGCGAGCGCCCGATCAAGGCCGTCCGGGGCCTGCTCCTCGAAGACGGCGATCAGGCGAGGCTCTCCGGATATCGCGCTCACTGGGCCACCTGCTGGAATCATTAGTCGACGTCGGGTAGAGTGACAGAACGCGGCGAAAATGTCAAGTTAAGGCCCCGCCTCTACTGGCATTCGACAAGCATGAGGTTCAGTATGAACAGACTCAGTCGAGCGGAACGGGCGCAGATCATCCGGGGGCTGGTCCAAGGCAACTCGCTTCGGTCGACGGTCCTGCCACTGTGGCACCTTCGTCGGGGCTTCCAGTGGCCTCCGCCTCAGGGCCTCCCGCGCACGACGTGTGCGGTGATCCGTGCTCTGCCCGGTGAAGACACGATGTCCGCATCGTGCGGCGCCCGTGCCACCCAAGGTGACGCGTGAGGCGGCTATCCTGCAGGGGAGTACCGACCCGGCACCGCTCCGTCCAGAGGGGGACCCGCTTGCCACCGGTCGCCAACGACAATCCGATCCTGGACTCGCCGTTCAAGGAGCTGTCCCGTCACTTCAAGTCTGACGAGGACGGGCTCACGAGCGAGATCGCCGAGGGGCGTCGCCGGAGCACCTACTTCATCCCTATCGCCATCTTCCTGGCCGAGGTCGCCGGCAACCGCCAGCCCTGGATCCAGAACGAGCTCCGCGAGGATGACCTAGCGCGCAACTCCGGCCTCGCCCGGATCGCGTTCAAGATGGCCACCCGCTCGGGCAAGACCGCCGTCATGGCCATGCTCATGGCCTGGCAGGCTCTGAACAAGCTGTCGGATCCGCACGCCGATCAGTTCGCCAATGGCCGGTCCGGATCGGCGAGCCGCCTCGCAGCCGTCCCGAGAGACCAGGTTCGCCCGGCCGGTAATCTGACCGCATGATCCGAAGCGAACTCGACGTCCTCCTTGACAAGGTCCAGGACCCCGCCTTGCGCGCTGACCTGCGGTCCCAGATCGACCGGCTCAAGCAGAGGCGCAGCTTCGGGCTCGTGTTCGAGCAGCACATTCCCGAGCGCGTGCGCCTGCCGCAGCACCCGATCCGCGCAGGCTCCCAGGTAGTGAGCCGGGATGACGACGACAGCCCAACGTTCGAGGTCATCCTGATCGACGATGGGGTCGCCACGCTCGTGCAGGTACGAGACGCCGACGGGGCCTACGTCGGGCGCAGCGAGCATGGGCTCGGTCAGCAGGAGCGGGCACCAGTCGACTCACTCGTGGTGATCTCCGACTTCGGCGAGCCCGTTCTTCCTGGCTTTCGGCACCTCGGGTCGGTCGAACGCGGCGGGGACAAGCCGTACCACGTCGTGATCAACGGTGAGAACCACCACGCGCTCGAGGCGCTGCGCTTCACCCACGCAGGAAAGGTCGACTGCATCTACATCGACCCGCCCTACAACAGCGGCGCCCGAGACTGGAAGTACAACAACGACTACGTCGACGACACCGACGCGTACCGCCACAGCAAGTGGCTCGCCTTCATGGAGCGTCGGCTAAAGCTCGCGAAGGAGCTGCTCAACCCGGACGACTCGGTCCTCATCGTCACCATCGACGAAAAGGAGTACTTGCGGCTGGGGCTGCTGCTGGAGCAGACGTTCTCCAGTGGTCGGGTTCAAATGGTCACAACCGTGGTCAACCGCAAGGGCATTCCGCGCAGCCGAGAGTTCGCACGCGTCGATGAGTACATCTTCTTCGTGTTTCTCGGCGACGCAGGCCCGTTGACCCTGAGCAATGACATGCTCTCGGATCCCCGACCGACAGTGAGCGAAGGCGAACGTGTTGGATGGCTCGGTCTACGCCGACGTGGCTCGGGCTGGCGGCGCACAGACAGACCTGGGTCCTTCTACCCGATCTTCGTGAACGCCACGGCGGGCCGGATCGTCGATGTGGGAGAACCGATTCCTGCCGGCGCTAGTCGCTCATCGGTTGCCGACCGAGATGGATGCATCACCGTCTGGCCCTTCAACTCGGATGGTGTGGAATCCCGGTGGCAGCTGTCCCCGGCGATGGTGCGCAGACTGCTGGCCGAGGGAATGCTTAGATCCTCCCTTCGCGGCAACGGCGAGGGCGTGGCGATCGACTACCTGAGCGCAGGGCAGAGAGCGCAGATCCAATCCGGGGACATCGTGGTTCATGGGCGCGACCCGGATGGCGCATTGGTAGTGCGACATGCGGGGGCGAAGCGCCAGCAGGCGAAGTCTGTATGGAATCTCGACTCCCACGGAGCCACGGCATATGGGACACAGTTGCTGACGACTCTCCTGCCGGGACGTCGTTTCCCCTACCCCAAGTCCCTATACGCCGTCGAGGACACCATCCGCTTCTTCGTGAAGGACAAGCCGAACGCGGTCGTACTCGACTTCTTCGCCGGGTCAGGGACTAGCGCACACGCCGTCGCGCGGCTGAACCGACAGGACGGCGGCCGGAGGCAGTGCATCCTCGTCACAAACAACGAGGTGTCGGTGGACGAGGCGAAGGAGCTGCGGAGCCATGGTCTGCGGCCCGGCGACCCGGAGTGGGAGGCGCTCGGAGTCTTCGAGCACATCACTCGGCCCAGGGTGACGGCGTCGATCACGGGGAAGACGCCGGACGGCAAGCCAATCGCCGGTGACTACAAGTTCGCGGATGAGTTCCCGATGGCTGACGGCTTCGAGGAGAACGTCGCCTTCCTCGAGCTCCGGTACCTCGACGCGGATGACATCGACTTGGGACAAGCCTTCGACGACATCGCGCCTTTACTGTGGCTCCGGGCCGGCGGCCAGGGACCGATCGCGCCGCGCGTCGACCACGCAGGCTGGCCGCTCCCGTATGTCTGGACGGACCGCTACGGCGTCCTGTTCGACGAGGACCGCTGGCGGAGCTTCGTGTCCGCCCGGCCCGAGACCGCCCGCACCGCCTTTATCGTCACCTACTCGCCAACCGTATTCGCTGGGATCGCCGCCGAGCTGCCCACGTCGATGGACACGCTTCGCCTATACGACACATACCTCTCGATGTTTCTGCCTGAGCGTGGGCGCGCCTGATGCGCTACGAGCTCCGCGACTACCAGCGCGACGCGGCCCTGGAGGTGCTCAAGCGGGTACGGCGGGGCCGCCGCGATTGGCGGGAAGATGGCGAGCGCTCATCCTTCGCCCTGTCGGCCATCACCGGGTCCGGCAAGACCGTCATCGCAGCCGCGGTCATCGAGGCCCTGATCTTCGGATCGACCGACCTGGATACCGACGCCGATCCGCGGATCTCGTTCCTCTGGATCACGGACGATCCGGCACTCAACCGGCAGACACGAAGCCGGATGTTCGACGCATCGGAGCTGCTGGCCCCGACCACCCTCGTGGAGGTCGACGAGTCGTTCTTGGATGCCGACCTCGCGCCAGGCAGAGTCTTCTTCCTGAACACGCAGAAGCTGTCGCGGTCCAGCAGGCTCGTCCAAAGCGGCACGAATGCGCGCGAGTTCTCGTTCTGGGACATCCTCCGCAACACGATCCGCGGCGACACGACAGACCTGGCCCTGGTCCTCGACGAGGCGCACCGGGGCATGAAGCGCGCGGCCGACCGCAAGACGATCGTGTCGCGCCTCATCCACGGTGAGCCAGGGTCCAATCCCGCCATCCCGATCGTCTGGGGCATCTCTGCCACGATCGAGCGGTTCACGAGTGCAATGGGTGAGGTGACAGACCGGACGGGCTATCCGAACGTCGCTGTCGACATCGAGCGCGTCCGGGCGTCGGGCCTCATCAAGGACGAGATCGGTCTCGACCAGCCGGCGGAGAAGGGGACGTTCTCGACGACACTGCTGCGCGAGGCGGTCAAGGCCACCCTGTCGTTCGAACAGCGCTGGGCGGCGTACTCGGCGGCGGAAGGGGAGCCCGAGGTGCTGCCGGTGCTGGTGGTCCAGGTACCGGACAAGGCGAGTGACGCCAAGCTGACCGAGCTCGTTGGCACGATCGACGCTGAGTGGCCCGGTCTCGGCCCGCGAGCGATCGCGCATGTCCTCGGCGAACACGAGCGGCTGACGCTCGGCGCGCGCATGGTCGACTGGGTGTATCCGGAGTCGATCCAGACGGAGACCGAGGTGCGCGTGGTTTTGGCCAAGCAAGCGATCTCGACCGGCTGGGACTGCCCGCGCGCTGAGGTCCTCTACTCCGAGCGGCCCGCGAAGGACGCAACCCACATCGCCCAGATCATCGGGCGGATGGTCCGCCAGCCCCTCGCGCACCGCATCGCCACCGATGACGCGCTCAACTCGGTCACGTGCTACCTGCCACTGTTCGACCAGAAGGCACTCTCGACAATCAAGGACGAACTGGAAGGCAAGGGCGCTGACAACGGACAGAACCGCGTTGGCGCAACGGTCGTCCGGGCGCCGATGGTGTTCGAGCGGAACGTGCATCTCGATCCGGCCGTGTTCGCCTTCATTGAAGGGCTGCCGAGCATCCCGACTCCGGACCGGACCGCAAGCCCGCTGCGGCGGGCGCGCACACTCGCGCGGTTGCTCGCGGACGACGCTGGCGGCACGCCGCTGCTCGCGGATGCCGGGGCGGAGCTGACGAAGCGACTGGACCTCCGGCTTGACGGGCTGGCCGCTGAACACGCCGCAGAGGTCGAGGAGAACATCAAGGACTTGCTGACCACGGCGGTCGCGCGTACGCGGATCACCACGGTCGGGGAGGACCTCGGGGCGGGACCGGTGGTCGCCGAGGTCGCAACGCACGCCCGGGATGTCGCTCGCGACGCCCAGCGAGCCATCGATTCGGTCCGCGAGGGCGTCGGCAAGGCGTGGTTCTCCCATCGATTGGCTGCCGAGCCTGGCGCGGACCGGGACACCGTTCGCATCCGGTGCGCGGCACTCCTTCGTGTGGACGGGATCGCTTCGAAGATCGAATCGACCGCGACCGATTGGGTCAAGGAGCGGCTCGATCACTTCCGGGTGCGGATCCTCAACACGGTCGGTGCCACGCGCGATGCCTATACGCGGGCGCAGGAGCAGACCACGGTGCCCGAGGCCGTGACGGTGCAGTTGCGCCAGAACGAGCGGGCCGCGACGAAGGACGCGAAGGGTGACGACCTTCCGCGTTTCTATAGCCACGTGTTCGCGGACGCGGACGCGGACGGGACGTTCCCCGTGGTCCTCAACGACTGGGAGCGCACGGTCGTCGAGGCAGAACTCGCCCGGGATGGGTTTGAAGCGTGGTATCGGAACCCGGGGAGCGCCACGCCGGCCTCGCTCCGGATCGCCTACCAGAACGACGAGGATGTTTGGGCGTCGCTCCAACCCGACTTCATCGTGGTGTCGCGACGCTCGGATGGGACCCTTGGCGCGTCGATCGTCGACCCACACGGCGACCATCTTGCCGATGCACGGGCGAAGATTCGGGCGCTCGCGGCGTTCGCCGAGCAGTTTGGCGACCGGTTCGTGCGCATCGAGTCGGTAGCCAAGGTGGACGATGGGAGCCTGCGGGTGCTGGACCTCGCTGATCCGGCTGTGCGGGCCGAGGTACTAGCGTTCCAAGGTGGGAAGGTGACCGCGCTCTATCAGTCGGAACGCTCGCGGCCGTACCCCTAGAGGCTTGTTAAGTGCGCGGCAACGTTATCAATCACTACGGCGACGAGATCCTGAAGGTATCTGACGTGTGACAGCGCCGACGCTCGCTGAGGTGCGGGACCGACTCGTCGCTGTCGCGAAGGCCGGTGACACAATCACGTACACCGACCTGTACGGCGACCGGTACGTCGCGCACGCGCGCGCCAGTGGTGATCTCGGGGAGATCTCCCTGCTCGAACACATGGCGGGTCGGCCGCTGCTGTCCGTGGTGGCGGTCAGCAAGACGACCGGTCAGCCCAGCCACGGGCTGTTCGATCTCGCGCTGCTCCACGATCAGGGCAAGACCACGTGCAAGTGCGGCGTGCCGCTCGTGGAGCCCGGCGAGGACGACCCCGCATTCGTCGCTCGGCAGATGCGTCTGGTTCGCCTCATGTGGACGCCCCCCGACCCGTTCGGCGGCCCGTTCCGACCTCTTCCTGGCCGGGGGTCGGTGAACCCGCCGCTGGAGCTCCGGATCGACCTGGACGCGCTCGAAAAGGGGACGCAGCGCCACGAGGCAACCCGCAAGGCCCTAGCGGACTTCATCGCCGCCAATGGCGGGGAGCCGCGCGAGCCCGGGAAGGCCGCGCAATTCGACCTCGGCTGGCGGGACCGGGACGGCACGATCTGGATCGCGGAGGTCAAGAGCCTCGCTCGGACGAGCGAGTCCCAGCAGCTTCGACTGGGCCTGGGCCAGGTCCTGGACTACCGGCAGGCGATCGCCACCCCGGAGATGCCGATCCGCGCCGCGCTCGTGATCGAGCAGGAGCCCTCGGACCTCCGCTGGGTCGAGGTCTGCGCGGCGGTCGGGGTCGTGCTCGCCTGGCCCGAGCGGTTCGCGGCAGTTCTCATCGGGATCGGGAGCCCGGGGTCGGGCTCTGAGCACTGAGCCGACCCAGCGGCCGAGCCCGGGGCAGCGGCTGTTGCGAGGCGCGGTTCGTTACCGCCGGATCTCCCAGCTGCCGACTTCGACCTCGGGTGGATGCTTCGCGTCGGCAGCCACGGTCACCCACCCCTCGATCCAGTACCCGCTCGTGTCGAAGTCGAGGTAGCCCCGCCGTCGGAGGAACGCGAGATAGCCCCGGACGGCCATGAAGATTGCGTCCTTGTGCTTGCCCTTGGTCATGAACGGCGAGCAGGCGCTGGCGACGGTGAACGTGGATCCGATCCGGCCCTCGATGAAGTCGTGCCAGAGCTTGGCGTGCCAGACCGCGGGGTGCATGTAGATCCCGGAGTCGGTCTTCAGCTCCACCTCGATGAGCTCGAGCACCTCGGGCAGCTCACGGGCGAGATCGGACCGGAGGCGCTGCTCGTAGTCCCGCGCCCGAGCGGCGCGCTGCTCCTCGACCCATGCCTTGATGCGTGCCCTCTCCTCGATCTGCGCCTGGCGGCGCTCCTCCGCCCGCCGCTCGGCCTCCTCGCGGACCCGGCGAGCCTCGGCCAGCCGGTCGGCGGCGGCACGGTCGGCGTCGTCGGTCGGCGTGAGGAAGGCGTCGCCTTCGATCCGGCAGGCGTCGAGTGCGTCGAACCCGAGCTCCAGGCGCTCCCAGCGGAAGCCCGGGTCGTGCTCGAGATAGCGGCCGTACAGCGAGTCTGCGGCGTGACGTGGCGTTGCGACCAGGCGCTCGTCGGGGTTGATCCAGCGGGCCGCCGCCCCGGTTTCGACGATCTTGTCGTAGAGCGGTGTCCGAACATACCGGTCGGCCTCCCAGCTGCCCCGCGGGTGGCGTAGATAGCGCGGCAGGTGGCCGAGCAGCCACACATCGGTGATCCCTTGGGCGACGTAGCCCGCGTGCCGCCAAACCCACTCGTCAGTGTCGAGCGCGGCGTACTGGACTTCGAACGCGAAGCGCCGCCCGTCCGGGAACTCGGCGAGGACGTCCGGGACCTGGCGGTTCTCGACCGCCTCGGCGTCGACGACCACGCGCGCCTCCGGGTAGCGCGCGCGGAGCCAGTCGCCGACGACGTGCTTGCCGGCGTAGTGGAACCAGGTCTCGGGGGCGTGCGGTGCGCCGACGAGGTTGAGGTGGGCGAAATGGTCGCGGCGCGATCCGGCGCGGGTGGTGATCCGCGGATCCTGGCAGCCTGGGATCGGGCAGACCAGGTGCCCGGCACGAGCGTCGGGGCGGGTCGCTGTGGCCATGCCGCGGTCGAGGCGCATGAGGGGCGCGTCGGCTGGCAGCCGAGTGTCACGGGCGAAGATCTGCACCTTCTCGCCCGTGGCCTCGAACACCTCTTGCGCGGGGTGTCGCCCGGAGCTGCGCGTCATGGCGTCGAAGCGTACCGACGGAATGTGACAGCTCGGGTGTCACTGGCCCGAGCCGGCCGTGTGCGAGATCAGGTCGACCGTCGATAGGCTGTCGTGCGTGCCACTGAACCTCGCCCATAGCTGAGTACCCTGTTGTCGGAGGACATCAACGTGGACGACTCAGCGCAACTCGAACGCCGCTTCGATGCGGCGATGCTGGAGATCTACCACGGCGCTGCGCGTCTGGTGCTCAGTAGGAGGGCCCGGGCGACAATGGGGTTATTCCGTATCGATAGTCTTGGACCCTCCGTTTGTTCGCGTCAGGGCGCCATGCAATTTGGGCAGGGCAGGTCGTCCGCCACGCTGCTGTCGGCCAGGACTTCGGACCAGAAGTGGAAGAACGTCCCGTTGCGGATCTCGTCGACCGCGCACTCCGGCGTTGCCCGGTAGACGTCGTGGACGACCCTGGTGCCGCGGTCCTGGAGGAAGCGGCCGAGAAGCTCGCGGGTGACGTGCGCCGGTGCCTTCTCCGACCAGGTGGGTAGCGCCGGCGCGGTGTAGGCCAGGAACGACGTCGCGGGATCCGCGAGCTCCGCCTCCGCCCATCGGGCATTCGCCTCGCCGTGCCACGCCTCGCCGTCGGGGTCGTCGACCGTCGCGGCGTGGAGCGCCATCGTCGGCTGGAGTTCCGGGACCTTCTTCTTCGTTACCACGATCGCCTCCTTCATCAGACTTCGATTCCGTCGTGCCCTATGGCTCCGTGACCCGGAAATACTCGGCAACAACTCCCTCGGTGACGACCGCATTCCCCGAGTTGTTCTCGATCACAATTCCGATCCGGTCAGGCTGCGACCAGGCACGGGATGCCCATTCGTACCAAATGACTCCGTTGTCTGAGAAGGCGATGTAGAGGGTCGGCGAGGCATAGCGAAGTCGGAACCAGTAGGCCGCGCCATTGTGTGCGGCGCCCTGATTGCCCGACCACGAGCCGTTGTAGCCGCCCCAGTCGAGCGACTCGGAGTAGTTGCCGTGCTCGATCCACATGAAGCCGCCGCCGCCCGAAGCGCCGAGTCCGGTCACGAGCGCGAGGCCCGATGCCGTCCGGGCGACGAAGATGCCCGGACGGTGGTCGGCGACCTGACCGGGCTGCGTTGAAGCCACTTTCGCCATGATCGAGAAGTTGCCCGCCGGCGCGATCTGTCGGATGAAGTACGCGTGCTTGTTCGCCACACCGGGGAAGAGGGTGAGCCAGCCGTTCGCCTCAGTCGCCGCGATGGCCATCGCCCCGGCCGTCCATTTCGTCAGGTCGAGAGACGACCCGGCGAACTCGTCGTCCTTCGCATGGGGCGTCCCTGGGGCCGTGTCCAGAGGTAGCGTCGAGCCTCCACCGCCACTGCTTGCGGGAACCGCCCAGGTCCGGTCGCCGCGCAGGAACTTCGTCGCGTCGGCCGACCCTGAGCCGAGCCGCGCGCTCGGGACGAGGATGCCCGAGTCGAGCTCGGCGTAGCCGTTGGCGACGCCCTTCTCGGCCGTGATGCGGACCTGCCTCGCGCCCACCGCACCGATGAGCGTCTTCGTGGGTCCGAGGACGTCGATCTTGTCGTACAGGTAGCCGGGCGTGTCGCCCTGCTCCGCTCCGACACGGCCGGTCGAGCCGCTCGAGGCGCCGCCCGAAGACGAGAGGGACCCGCCCGTCGATCCGACGACGCCCGACGCGGATCCCCCGCCGCCGAGCGCGTCGACGATCCGCTTGAGCCGGACGATGTTCTCAAGAGACACGGAGTTGAAGTCAGCGTCGACCTCGTAGTCCCCGCCAGCGACCGCCTTGACCGAGAGCGAGCGGACCCGGACCTTCGCGAGCGTGTAGGTCCCCGGGATGTCGAGCGACACCCAATCGCCGTTGCGGTAGTCGGCATACGGTTCGTAGTCGCCATTCCCGATGCCGTGGTGGAGCGGGACCGACAGCGCGTCCGACGCGAGCGAGACCTCCGCGAGCGCGTTGTCGCCGACCTGTTGGAGCGTCGTCGGATCCGTCGAGGCCGTGAAGGAGAGGTAGCCTTCCCGCCGGCCGATGTAGGCGTCGCCCTCGAGGACCGGATCGGTGACCTCGAAGAAGCGCCCGCCGTCGCCCTGGACCAACATCCGCGTCCGAAGCCCGGCGTCCTGTGCGTCCCGGGTGACCTCGCCCCGGATGTGCTTACCCGCGCGGAAGATGACGGTCTGACTGAAGTCGCGCGAGCGGTCCCTCCAGAAGCGGAGCCGGAGGTCGGGCGTCATCTCCGACTCGTAGCCCATCCCGACGAACTGGCGCCACAGATCGAGCAGGCTCATCCCGGCCGGGATGCTCATCGTGAGGGAGTCGGTCCACGGCGCGTTGTCGGAGTCGCGTGACGCTGTGAAGTCCCAGGTCAGTTGCGGGATCGCCCCGCGCGCCTTCGCCGCCGCGAGAAGCTCGTCCAAGATGAAGGCGGCCGTCACCCCGACGTACTCGTGTGTCGTCCCGGTGGCCGCAGGCCAGCCCGGCGGATAGACCGAGCCGCGCTCGAGGTAGGCGACGTTCCCGCGGCCGCCGAGGTCCCAGTATTCGCCCGCCTCGCCCTCGGTCGAGGCGACGACCTTGCGCGGGTTCTCCAGGAAGAAGGCGTAGCGGTACACCCCGGCGATCTTCACCTTGACGTAGTTGCCCGAGCGGATGATCGAGCCCGTCGCCTTCGGATCGGTCACAGGAATCCGGAAGTGGCCGGAGCCGATGTCGCCGAAGGGATCCGTGAAGGCCGGCTCCTGCGCGCCCTCGAGCGTCGCGAGCATCGTGGCGATGTTGTTCCCGCCGTACACGTCGATCTCGATCGGGACGCCGGCCACGGGGGCAGACTGGAGGACCTCGAGGTAGATCCCTTCGGACGTCCGGATCGCCACGTCAGGTCTCCTCGCGGACGGTGACGAGGCCCGAGGTCGCCGTAGCCGGGAGCGTGACCGTCCCCGCCGGCGTGAGCGGAACGCCGCTGTTCGCCGGCCAGAGGTTCGGCGAGCGGTTCGTCCAGAGCACGATGCCGAGGTCCGCCACCGCCGGCCGGCCGAAGTTGAGCCAGACGCGGGACGTCTCCGCCACGTCGTCGAGATCCTCGTAGATCCAGACTTCGTACAGGCCGATGAACGTCGTCCCGCCGCCTCCTGCGACCCGGATCTCGACGTAGGTCGTCGTCCTCGTCGCTGGGAGCGTGTAGGGCCTTCGTGTGGCGCCGACCGAATACTCGGGGGCGTAGTTGACGCCAGCCGGGACGGCACTCCCGCCGTTGACGTTCCCGAGGCCGTCGCTGAAGCGGAACTCCGGGATGCCCCACCCGTTGCCGGCCGACTCAAGCGCGATCGCGACGATCTTCTTCGCCGCCCCGAAGGTGTAGCGGATCCACGCGCCGGACTGATTGCTGTTGGAGATCCACGAGCCCGTCGAGCGGTCGACGGTGTTCGCGCCGATGTAGCTCGCGTTGACCGAGTCGACGGTGATCGTCGCTCCCGCGGCGACCTCGACGAGCTCGCCGAAGCCGTCCCCGTAGAGGTCGACCTGGCCCCCGGCGTACTGCTCGACGGGGTCGATCTTCATGAGCCACGGGAACACTTCCGTGTCCCGGGTGTTCCGGTAGAGGTACAGGGCACGCGATCGGACGCTGTTGATGAAGCCCTCGTTGACGTACAGGTAGAGCGCCCGGGCGAGGACCGAGTTGATGAAGCCCTTGTTGACGTACAGGTAGAGCGCCCGGGCGTTCGCCCCCACTCCGGGGATGAGCGTCTGCACTCCCTTGTTGACGTAGGTGTAGAGCGAGCGCGGGATGCCCGCGCCGCCAGCCTCGTCGAAGGTGAACGAGGTCGTGGCGGGACCCTGGACCCCGACCTCGTTCCCGATCCCCGCGCTGGAGCGGGCACGCCAGTACCAGCGCCCGTTCGCGGGCGTCGTCGGGGACCACGCCGCGGGGACGCCCCCGAACCCGTTGACCCCGGCGCTGGCCGAGGACTGGGGCGTGTTGTAGAGACCGATCCGGTCGAGGTAGAACGAGGTCGAGGACCGGCGAGCCAGGGGGTCGACCGGACGGGCCTGGAGCGTGAGGCTCCCGACGTTCGTCGTCGCGTCCAGCGGACTCTCCAGGCGCGTGTCTGCCCGCTTCGCGTAGCAGCCGAGGACCGCGAGTGCCGGGTTGAGGCCCACGGTCAGGACCCGAGCAGGGTGCCGGTGAAGTTCTTGTTGACGCCCGCCGCGTGGAGGACTTGGACGACACAGGCGACCGCGTTCCCGATGGTCGTAGGCGCGTCGTACACTTGGGCCGAGTCCCCGGCCAGGGCAGCGACCCCGGCGATGGTGGTCGTCCCGCCGATCTGCAGGCGCGCCTCGAACGCCACCGTCGCGTCGTCGCACTTGAGCGCGAACCCGATGACCTGTTTCGTCCCGTCCCCGGTCACGCTGGCGACGGTCGTCCAGGTGGCCGTCGCTACCGAGACGGCCGTGGCGTTGGCGAGGGCCATGATCCTCTCTCCTCTACGTGTAGCTGGCGACGGTGGTCACGATCCGGGCGAACCGCGGACCGAGCAGGTTGCCTGGCGCCGGGGTCGTGCAGCGGACGTAGTAGGTCGGGGACTCCGCTCCCGGGCCGAGGGAGGCCACGGTGATCGTCACGACCCACACGGCGCCATCCGGCGAGATCGCAAAGTCCGAGTCGTTGCATTGGATGTTGATCGTGTTCGCGGTCTTGGTCGCGCTGGTGTTCTTGACCCGGAACTGGCGGACCACGGTCGTCCCGAGGGGCTGGTCCCCGAAGTCCTCTGCCGCCGTGAACTCGACCCCCGGCGTGTCGTCGTGGTTGATGTAGATCACGTCGTCCGGGGTCTGTCCCGCTGCCTTCTCGCCGTAGAGGTGGAAGATGTTGAAGTGCATCGACCAGGGGGAGGTCCCGTAGGCTTGGTCGGACGCCATGATCCGGATGGCCCGCTTCGGCCCGGTGAACGAGACGGACTTGATCTCCGAGCGCCAGTCGTAGTAGGTCGTCAGTCCACGGGGGAAGCCCTGCGGCAGCGAGGCCGTCTCCCACGTCCCGTCCTGCCCGTTCGTCGTGTTGTTCGATCCCTTCATGTTCTGGAGGCCCTGCCCCGTGTTGTTGCCCGAGGCGGTGGCGTACATCCCCGTCACTTCCCGCTGCTCCGGGAACAGGAACCAGAGCGTCTGCTGGGCGGCGTTGTAGACGGAGGTCCCGGAGTAGGCCGTCGAGTTGAGGTTGATGTTCACCGCGCCGGACGGGTAGACGGCGATCCCGACTGCATCGTCTCCGTAGCCGACCACGGTGCCGTCGTCGTCGTAGGGGATCCTCATGTCCGGGAGGGCGGTGTACGGCATCGTCGGCTCCTCTAGAGGTACGGAGGGGAGAAGGTGACGGAGAGCGAGCCGCCCGGCGTCGTCGCCGTGACCCGCAGCGTCTGCGTCCCGGGATCGAGCTCGAGGAAGCGGTAGGCGCCCGAGTGACGGATCGACCCGATCGCGTTCGCGCCGTCGTTGAGGGCGGTGAACGCCGCGACGTCGATGAGGAGATGCTTGGTCGACGCGACGGTGACGAGCGCCTCGACGTACTGGCTGTTGCCGACGTTCGTCACCCGCGGGTTGGCCATCGGCCCGGTGAAGTCGAGGACGAGCTTGCCGCCCCGGACGGTCCCCGGATGGGCGAGCGAGAGGTCCGTCGGCGAGGCCGGCGTCGCGCCCGACACGACGACGTCCGCTCCGTAGAGGTACGGATCGGCGAGCGCGAAGTCGACGACCAGGCCAAACAGCTCGCCCGAGAGCGGATCGGTGAAGGCCGAGACGTCGACGACCTCCGCCATGGCTGTCCGGCTCGAGGCGTCCGGGAGGGTGCGGACAAGGGCCTGCTGCGCCCGCTTGCCCAGGACGACGTAGAGCTCGTCGAGGTTCTTGCGCGCCTGGCGCTGGTTCGTCGGCTCGACGAGCGTGCCGGCCGCAGACAGCGGGTTGACCCACAGGCCGAGCGCGAGTCGCCGCGAGTCCGCGAGCTTGCCCATCGGCCGCCGACCGGGGAGCCCGGTGAAGGGAGCGTCCTCGCCCCGGAGCTTCGGGAACTCGTCGGCGCCGGTCACCTCGCGGACCAGGTAGGCGTAGCTGCTGAGATCGAGCCCGCCGAAGGTCCAGCGGTCGGCCGCGATCGCCAGGGTCGTCATGCCAGGACCCCGAAGGCGGCCAGCTTCTGGAGCTCCCGCTTCGTCGAGGTCGACGCGGACTCAGGCGTCGGGTTGTAGACGTTCACGGTGAGCGCGCGACCGGTCGGGGCCGTGCTCTCCGCGGGCGTCGCCGTGAGCGCGGCTCGGCCGGCGCGGATCGCGTCGGACTCGGCTGCCGGGATGATCATCTCGCGGGCGTGGACCAACGCGGCCATGTCCCGCGGCACGAACGGGCTGCCGACCGCGAACGAGGGCAGCTCGATCTTCGGGAGGTCGATCTGCACGCCGGACGAGCTGATGTGGAACGGTCCGATGTCGATCTTGAGCGAGCGGAAGGCGTTTGCGACCGTGTCGAGGAGCTGGCCCGGGAGCGAGGCCATCCCGCGAATGATCCCCTTGACGATCTCCGCGCCGATCCCGACGATCTTGCCCGGGATCGAAAGGAAGAAGCCGACGACCTCGCCGATGAACCTCCCGACCGTCGAGACGATCCGGCCGCCGAGCGAGACGAAGAAGCCCGCGATCGTCCCGACGAGGCTGGCGATCCGTCCGGGGAGCGCGAGGTAGAACCGCACGACCTCGCCGATGAACCCGGTCACGATCCCGATGATCCGGCCGCCCAACGTCGCGAAGTGACCGGCGACCGCGCCGATCAGCCCCACGATCTTGCCTGGGATCGAGAGGACGAAGCTGACCACCTGACCGACCAGGTCGAGGATGATCGAGGCAACCTTGACCTGCAGCCCGACCCACTGCTGGACCAGGGTCACGAAGAAGCCGGCGATCTTCCCCGGGATCTCGCCGATGAAGCCGACGATCTGGCCGACGGCGCCCGAGACGGCGTCGACCGCTGCCCCGAACGCGGTCGCGAAGACGTCACCCAGGGTTCCCAGGAAGTCGCCGATCGCCCCGAGGATCGAGCCGACGAACTCCGCGATCTTGCCGACGATCTCGGGGTTGGCGATCAGGAACGCCACGGCGGCGACGAGCGCCCCGATGAGCAGGACCGGCAGGAGCGCCATCCCCACAGGAATCGCGGCGGCGAGGAGGCCGCCGAGCGCCGCCCCGGCCGTCGTGATGATCGGCGTGAGCGCCGGCAGGAGCGCGGAGAAGCCGAGGATGAGCGGCCCGAAGTTCGTGCCGATCTCGGCCAGCGCGCCGCCGAAGTTCTTGATGACCAGCTGGGCCTGGTTGCCAAACCCGCTCTGGATCGTGTCCGCCGCCTTCGTCGTGGCACCGGCGGCCTCGTCCATGCTGACCTTGAAGTCGCCGATCTTGCCCTGCGCGAGCGCCTGGGCGAGCTTCGGGCCGGCCTTCGCGCCGAACAGGCTGGACGCCAGCTGGGCGCGCTTGAACGGGTCCTCGGTGGCGCTGATCTGGTCGATGAGCTTCTGGAGCTCGGCGGGGCTCTTGACCTTCTTGAGCGCCTTCGTGAGGGCCGCCGGAGCGGCAGCCGCATCGACGCCGGCCACGGCGAACATGTTGAGCAGGCCAACCCCGTCGTCGACGGTGAGGTTGGCCGCGTTGAGCGCCGGCGCGAGGGCGATCAGGGCGTCGATGTTTCCGTTGATCGACTCGCCGTAGCGCTGATGCGACTTGACGAGCTGGTCCATGATCCCGGGCGCCTTGGAGGCGTCGAGGTTCAGCGCCCCGAGGAGGTCGTCGAACCGTCCGGCGGCCTCCGCCCCGGTCCCGCCCGCGACCTGCGCGAAGTCGAGGTAGCTCTGGGCTGCCTTGTCGGCGGCATCCTGGGTCAGCCCGAGGTCGGTCCGGAGCACCGCGAGCGTGCCGCCGATCTCGCCGAAGCTCTGGAGGTTCGTGCGGAACAGCTCGCCGATCGTCGACTGCGCCTTGGCGGCCTCCTCGGTGGTGGCGCCGGTGTCGGCCGCGAACTGGGTGACCGCGGCGTTGAGCTCGGCCCCGCCCTTGACCGCCATCGCGAGGCCCGCGCTGAGCGCGCCACCGACCGCCCCACCGATCCCGGCTTTGAGGGCGGTCCCCATCGAGACGCTGTAGCGCTTCCCGGCGGTCGCCCCGGCCCTGTCGCCGGCCTTGGCGGCGTCGACCTGGAGCTGGCCGGCGTCGCCCCGGAACAGGAAGAACAGGTCGCCGATGTTCGCCATCAGCTCATGAACTCCGTGCCGGAGGCGACGTTGGCGGGGAAGTCAGCCACGAGCTGGCCGAGGCCGCGCTTCACCATCGACCGGCGCTGCTCGGGATCGGACCGGAGGTAGGACGGGATGTGGGCGTCGCCACGCGCCTTGGCCTTGCCCAAGCCGACGTTGCCCGCGACGTAGCCGTCACGGACGCCGACGTACAGCTCGGCGAGCCGTTCCCGGCCCTCCCTCACCGTCCGCCGCTGGCCGGCCGTCCAGAGCATCTCTAGCTGCCGTCCGTCAAGCCGTTGTTCGAGAGTGGCGGGGTCGAGGCCCCAGTTGGCGAGGGCCCATTCGTAGAGCTCGGCCCGGGTGACGGTGCGACCGCTGGACCGCCCGGAACTCCGGCCCGCCGCTCGAAAGGGAACACAGCCTCGACGCAGGCGGTGAAGATCGGCCCAAGCTCGCGCGGCCAGGCATGCTCTTCGAGCCACTCACGACCGCCGAGGGCCGAGGTTCGGTCGTAGGCCACGATCAGTTCGAGCATCGTGTCCTCGGCGAGTTGGAGCTTGGCGGGCATGCCAGCCCAGTCGTTCGCGTCGATCTGCAGCCCGGCGATCGGGGCGACCTCGGCGGCCAGACGCTTGCGCCACTCGCGCGCGTCGCGGATGGGCAGGGTCGGCATCGACTTCTCGATGCCGCCCACGGTGACGGTGAGCAGGCCCGCGAGGACCTCCTCCTGGGTGCTGGCCATCGGATCAGGCCGGGATCCGCAGGCGCCAGGACGGCAGGGCGAGGTTCGCCCCGTCGCGCCGGGAGCCGAGCGAGACCTTGACCGCGGCCATGCTCTCGTCGCCGAAGCTGATCTCGGCCGAGTCGGTCTTGCTGATCGCGTTGTAGAGGTACAGCTCGTAGTAGTCGGCCGGCGACTGGGCGACGAGGGCGAAGTCGTTGTAGGCGGTCAGCGGCTGACGGCGGACCGTGCCCGGGGTGATCTCGGTCTTGCCATCGCCGACCGTCTCGACGACCGCCACGCCGTTCGCGTGCGCCTTGAGGAGCGGGTCGCGGAACTGGAGCCCGGTGCCGCCGGCCCCGAGCGTCCCGACGACGTCGATCCGGCGGTACTCCGCGAGTGCCCCGGTGACGTTGATCCGGATCCAGTCGCCAGCGACGGCGTTCGTGATCGCGACCACCTTGACCGCGGTGTCGCCGATCGCCGCGGCAGCAGCCAGGGTGGTGGCCAGGGGCGTGCCGCCGGCATCGGTGGAGGCGAGGACCGCCGACTGCGCGCCCAGGACGGCGAGCGCGAGCTTCGAACCGGCGAACTCGGGCATCGTGAACTCGGCCTCGGCGCCGGCCTTGCTGATGTAGTCCATCTCGCGGATCGGTTCGAGGACCCCGTTGAAGTTCTCGGACGGGTTGAACGTCGTCTGGTTCACCCGGAAGACGACGTCGTCGATGGTCGCGCCGATGCTGGTCCACGCCCCGACGCTGGCGATGGCGCGGTAGTAGACCTCGGCGGCTCCGATGATGTAGGCCTTGGGATCGATGACGAGACCCATGCCGGTGCTCCTTTCGCTTCAGATGGCCGCCGTGGCGACCGCAGTGCTCATGCCGTGACGACCTGCGTCGCCGCGAAGAGAGAGATGACCCCGTCCTCGTGGGGCTGGCCGGTGTCGGGGTCCTTCTGGGCCCCCATACCGATGTCGTCGAAGCTCCGATAGATCAGCGCGCCGGTCGCGCCGATCCGTGGCCCGACGTCGTGGATGGCGTCGGATACCGCTCCGTAGAGCGCCGCCGCATCGGCGAAGGTGGTGCCGTAGCAGCGCACGCCGATCCGGACCTCCTGCACCGGCGCTCGCTTGTCGCGCGTCGTCCCGAGGCGGACGAGGACGACGAAGCGCCCGAAGGGCACGGCCGAGTCCCCGGGGGCGGGCTCGCCGCCGCGGACGCGGCTCGTGAGCGCCGCCACGGCAGGGTCGTCGCGGATCTCGGTGAGCAGCGTGCCGAGTGGGTCGATCACTTCACGGCCGCCAGTCGCTTGGCCGTCGCCGCGCGGATGAACGGCGCCGCGTCAGGGACCATTGCCATGAGGGCCGGCGTCAGGAACGGTCGGGCCGGCTGGTTGACCGTGCCCAGTTCCTGGAACCGGGCCGGGAAGGGGAACCCACCGGCGACCGCCACGCCCATCGTCCGCACCTTCATCGCTTTCGGCTTCTTGGCGGTCCCGCCGACCTTCTTGCCCGCGACGTAGGCGACGGTCCCGCCCGCCTCGATCAGACCCGCGCCGAGGACCGGCGCGTCGGGGACCTTCGTCGCGGCGATGACCGCATCCGCGAGCGCGAGCAGACCGTCGGCCATCCCGAGCGTGATCGCGTCCAATGCCGCGCGGTTGAGCACGACCCGGTTGTTCCGCCGGGCCATCAGAGGCCCGCCTTGATGAGCGTGAGGTCGACCGTGAGGTGGTGCCCGGCGCCGGCGGAGTCGCGGATGCCGGTGATCTCGTAGAGCTGCCCATCGGCCGGCTCGAACCGGATCCGGTCGCTCTCCCGGAGATCGCGCGGGCGGGCGTAGAGGGTGTGATCGGAGACGACGACGCCCGCCCCGTTGAGCTGGGCGACCTCGCGGGCGGACTTGGGCTCGATCCGACCGCGGAACGTGGCCAGGGTGGCGTAGGTGCGGGACGGCTGGCCGTACTCGTCGAGGGCGCCGGACGTCGCGCGCTCGACGACGAGGCTGTGGATCAGGAGACCCTCGAAGCTCATGCCGGCTCCAGCGACGAGCGCAGCCGGACCGAGGACGCCGGCCGCCGGAGGAGCACGCTCCGGACGAGGGCGAGCCGACCGAGCCGCACGACCGCGGCGCCGCGGCTGTAGCTGTAGTCGCCGATGCTCTCGGCGTCGCTGCCCGTCTCGGTCACGGTGCCCCGGACGAGCTCGATGACCGCCCGTCTGACGGTGTCGGCATCGGTGGGCGTGTAGGTGACCGCCACCGGACCCGTCCAGGCGCCCGTGATCCGCCGGACCATCCCCGACTCGGGGACGAAGCGGAGATCGGCCGCGGCCACGCTGAGCGCGTTGTCGGTCACGACGACCGATGCGGCGCGCCGCGAGAGGTAGATCGGGGTGTCGGTGAGCCCCGGACTGAAGGTGTCGGTGCGCGCCCCCGTGAGCGCACCGATCCGCGCGGCGAGCCAGCCTTCCTCGCGGTCGAGGACGGCCTGCAGGTCGACGTCAGTGAGGCTCGTCTCGACGAGCGCACGGACCTCACTGAGCGTCACGAGGGACATGGGTCAGGCGACCTTGAGGTTGCGGAAGACCGCGGCCGCCTTGGATGCCTTGAGAGCAACCGAGACCGGGCCCATCTCGACCTCGCCCTTCTTCACGGCGCCGGCCGTGGAGAAGTCGGGCAGCCACTGCTTCACGAGCGGACCGGTGACCGCCACGCCGTGGAAGCCATCGAGGCCGAAGCGGACCGCGAAGAGGTCCGTCAGGCCGGTCTGCCCGGTTCCGCTGCCACCGCCGCCGGGCGTGGAGGTCGTCACCGCCACGGCCGGCGTGGTGCCGCCCGTGAACGACCCGGTCGCGGTCATCTGCGCCACGTTGACGCCCGCGTACTGGCCGACGAAGGTGACGAGGACGGCCGTTCCCGGGAGCGCGCCACCGGTGGCGGTGACCTCGCCGGTGTCGATGTTCGAGAGCGCCTCGAGCGCCGAGACGACGGCCGACGCGGCCGCGTTGTAGGCGATCGCCGCCGTGGTCTGCCCCGCGAACGTCAGGGTGAACGTGCCACCCGTGGGCGTGCCGGTGATCGTGACGGTCTGGACCTCGTTGGTCCCGGCATACGTGGCGATCACGTCGCTCGACGAGCCGGCCTTGGCGCCGAGGTCGATGAGCGGGATGTCCCGGAAGCGCTGGATGGGGCGGCCGAAGGCGTCGGTCGTCTTGTCGAGCTGGCCCGACAGCGCGGCGATCAGGGTGAACCACGAGAACGCCGTGCCGTTCATCAGCAGGGCGTCCGGCGGCCCGTCCATGAGCCCGAGCCAGGCGTTGATCTTCTGAACTGTCTGGAGCGCCAGAATCTGCGTGTTGATCGCGGTCCAGTTCTCGACGCGGCCGGCGTTGTACTCGGTGGACGAGGCGATGAGCGCCTTGCTGAGGCCGTCGAAGCCGTCGGCGGTCACCCCGGTATCGCCGTTGATGACCTGGTCGGCGAAGTACGCCTTGGCGGCCTTGATGAGCTGGCTGAGCTGGAAGCTCACCTCGGAGATGGCCCCGATACCCTCGAGGACACGGTCGATCTCGAAGCTCCCGCCGAGGGGTCGAAGGTCGGTCGTGTACGGCTGCTTGGTGACCTCGGCCGGGGTGTACTCCGCGTTGATGGCGCGGAAGGCGGCCGAGCGCTGGGTGATCTGGCGGGTGTAGCCGTAGGTCAGCGTGGAGCCGCCACCGGCGGGGTTGACGGACTGGTCGAACGGCAGCCGATCGAGCAGGAAGCTCGACTTGCGGAACTCGTCGATGACGTTGCGGTCGATGTCGCTCGCGGCATTGAGGCTCGCCTGGGCGAGAGTCACGGGCACGATGGTCTGTCCTTTCTATCGCCCAGCGATTGGGCGGTCAGTGCTTCTGCTCGTAGTGGTCGCGGATGGACGACTCGAGATCCTTCGGTCGGTCCGATTGGGGCGTCTGGACGCCTCGGGTGACGGTTCCGGCGCCCGCCGTGGCGAACATCTCCGGAGCCTCTTTCTTGAGCGCGGCGACGGCCGCCTCGAGGTCGATCACCCGACCCTCGTCGTCGACCACGAGGGCCGCGAAGTGGTCGGACTTCATCGCGAGCTCCACGAGGGCGTCGTTGGCGAGGCCTGCGGATCGGAGGGCCGAGCGGACCTCTGAACGGCGGAGCTTCGTCTCGAACTTGGCGCGCTCTTCGGCGGCCGCCTCGCGCTTCGCCTGGGCAAGCGCCTTCTCCTGGTCGGTCTGGGTTGCGGACCGGAGATCGGCAAGCTCCTTCTCGGCGGCTTCGGCTCGACGCTGCGCATCGCGCTCAGCGGAGCGAAGTTCGCGGAGGACCTTCTTGCCGGCCTCACCGAGGTCGTCCTCGCCCGTCGCGGGCTTGGGCTCGGCTGGTGCCGTGGTTGCCGGACCGGCCTGCACAGGCGTCGCGCCTGTGCCGGGCATCGCGCCCGTGGTCGAGTCGTTCTCTGACATCTAGGGTAGCTGCCTTTCTCCCCGTGTCAACGGGGCCTGCCGAACCCGATTGGACGGGCGTTCGGTTTCGAATGGGGATCGGAGTGGCGGATGTAGTACTCGCGCCACCAGTGGGCTGGCGCCATCGCGCATCGCGTCCCGGGCGGCGCGGCTGACAGGCTTCCAGTGCCTCGCTGTCCCAGGAGCGACCTCGCGACCTTCGCCGTCAACTGCGTGCTCCACCGTGCAGTACAGTTTCGCCATCGCGTCACGTCTCGACGCCAATGAAGGCTAGGAGGCTGCACGGTGAGCTGGTGGGGTCGCTCCTGGGTCGCGGTGTTCCATGGTGTCGAGCCGCACGCGGAACGCCTCCGGATGATCGCCGGGGCGTTGATGATCGGTGGTGGGGCCGGCTGGAGCGTCTCCTTCATCCGGTTCGCGACCGAGCACCCGGGGTTTGACGATCCGCTCTGGATGTGGCCCTTCCTCTCCGCGGCCCTCCTCGGGAGCGGCGCGCTCCTGGCGATCCTCGCCCGTTGGGCTCCAGTGTCGGGCGGGCGAGCGCGGGCGGGGGCGGCGCTGGTCGCCACGGCGGTCGCCGGCTTCGTGCCCGCCCTCGCGATCATCGCGATTCTCACGTTCGTCGCGGGCTCGCTGGTGCTTGGTGCAGGGCTCAGTCGTTCGGCCCAAACGAGGCTGCCGGGTCTTCTGATCGCAGTCGCGACCGGACTGTTCATCCTGACCCGGCCATGGATGCTCGGGGAAGTGCAGACCGGCAGCGCCCTCGCGGCGCAGGAAGTCGTCGAGGTCGTCCTGGCGATCACCCTCGGTGCCGGCTGGGCGTTTCTGGGGTTCACGTGCCTTCGAGGCGGACGCGGCCCGTCAGCGGTGGGAGAGGGTTGACAGTAGCGCTGCTCGGGGTCGGGGACCCAGAGGACCGCGGCGAACTCGCCGAACAGCGGGGCTTCGGTCAGCTCGAGGTGGCCTGGTTGCATCGGGGCTTCGAGGTCCTGCGGCTCGCCCGCGCGCGGCCTACGCACCATCAGGCACCCGACCCGGCGAAGGACGTGGTGACGTTGAACGTGCTCTCCTCGGCCGCCGTGACCGTGCCCGTGCCTTCCCAGCGGAAGTAGTGCAGGCCCGCCGCGACGACCGGGATGTCGGCGTGGTAGAGCCCGACGCTGTCCTTCACGACCTGCGCATCGGTGCCGTACGCCCACGTCGTCTCGACACCGCCAGCCACGCGCCACTTCAGGCGCACGATCGTCGGATCGGTCAGTACGCCCGCCGCGGTCGCGAACCCGGGCGTCGTGGACACGCGGACGATGTCGCCGGGGTTGATGTTGTCAGCCATGGTCGGCTCCTACGCTGTCGCGCACCGCGGCGCTCGCACCCACGCTGGTGGAACCCGCGGTGGCCGAGACGCTGTCGCGCAGCGCGGCGCCCGCACCCACGCTGCCGCGCCCCGCCGCGAACCCGACCGTCGGCGCCCGAAGGGCCAGGATCGCGGCTACCGGCGGGGGCATGAGCGTCAGGACGTGCCCGAACACTGCGGCCGGGACCGTCAGGTCGACCGCGATCGGCTGGGGCGCGAGCGCCATGATGAGCGCGAGCAGCGGTGCCGGGACCGTCAGGCGCGCGACAACCGGGGCGGGTGCGATGCCGAGGTCGATGGCCGGCGCCGGGACGCCCGCGGTCGCCGCAACGGGGTCGGGCGAGAGGTTGAGGAGCGTCGCCAGGACCGACACCGGGACGACGAGGGTGGCCGTCACCGGGGCGGGTGTGAGGGTGATGGTCGGCGCGGCGCCGCTGTCGATCGTCGGCTCCGGGACGGCGGTCACGGCCGCGATCGGGCTGGGCGCCAGCGTCAACGCAAGGTCCAGCGTGGGGACGGTGACGGCGCTCGATGCGGCGACAGGATCAGGGCTCAGGTCCAACGTCCGGTCGAGCGTCGGCGTCGGGACGACCGTCGCGGTGGCGAGCGAACCGGGTGTCAGGGTGAGGACATGGCCCAGTGCGGGCACCGGGACCGCGACGACCGTCGCGACCGGACTCGGCGAGATCGTCTGGTCGACGAGCACCGACGCGACGGGTACGGCGCTGACGGCGGCGACCGGAGACGGCGCGAGCGCGAGGATCGTGTCCACCGTCGGCACGGTGACCGCCACAGACGCAGCGACTGGGTCAGGCGCGAGTGTCGTGGCCGCGACTTGCCCCGGGACGAGGCCGACCTGCACCCCTCTGGCTGGGAATCCTCTACCTAGCCGAGCCATGTCTCACCACACCGCGGCGCGCTGGACGGCTTGCGGAACGAGGATGCCCGAGGCGGAGCGCTCCCAGTCGATCGTCAGGCTGCACTCGAACCATGACCGTAGCGTGGTGGTCGTGTCCGTCTCGTTCGCGGCGAGATCGCCCGTTCCCGCTGGGTCCGAGCCGAAGGCCAGCGTGCCGGAGATGGACACGCCGGAGGAGTCCTTGTGGCCGACCTCCAGCGTCAGACGGTCGCCCGCGACGGTCGTGTAGGCCGCGCCCGAGGCGGTCGCGGCAAGGAACGTCAGGTTCCGCAGCGACGTGTTCCACTCCACGACTGAGGTCGCGTTGGCGATGGCGATGAGCGTGGCCTGCACGGTGGAACCATCGCGGCTGATGACCGTTACACGGCGCACGCGGTTGACGATGTTGTCGTTGGCGCCCGACTCGAGGCCGAGTATCTGGCAGGAGAACGTCGTGCCGGTGGTGAAGGCGACCCCCGCAGCCATGCAGGGCGAGACGTACTGGCGGTGCAGCGCGTTCTGCCCGGCGGTCGAGGAGACGGCGGAGCCGCTGGCGATGCCATCGCCCGCCCGCCGGGACTCGTGCATCATCCGGCGGACGGCCGCGGCGGTCGTGTTCCAGCCCGTGTCGAACGCCGGGGAGGCCTCCGCGGCGAGCGTGGAGTCGAGATAGAGGCGGGAGGTCACGCCGGGCGCCTAGCAGCGTTCCCAGTGCAGGGTCGCCCGAGCGTTCACGATGGCCGGCGCCGTGCAGCGGATCAGGAAGCCCTCGGAGACGGCGCAGTCATACGTCGTCCCGAGCGGGAGCTGGAGCACCACCCCGGCCTGCGGATGGAACAGGAACTCATCGAGCACGGTGATCGCCGTCGGCTCAGCCGTCCAGTTCGACGCCGCCGTCGCACCTGCGGCGATGACGCGGCCGTAGGCCTGAACCGGGGTGCGGCTCGTGGAGTTGGTGCCGGGTGGGTTCGTGGCGAACGTGCAGTAGCAGAGTTCGACCAGCACCGGCACGGCCGAACCCGAGGCACCGTCGAACTGCACGCTCGCCCCGATGAGGTCCATGCCGTTGCCCGTCGGGGCCTTGATGCCGAGGATGCTCTTGGCCGTCGCTGCCGCCAGGGCGACCGCTGCGCTCGTCGTGACCTTGTATCCGACGCTAGCCATCTCGTCCACCCACGACGTCTTCGAGCGGGTGAAGCTCGGGGATTTCGTCCCCAAGGACGTTGCCGAACATGGGCATCTCCTAGGTGATCTGGAGGAGGCCTTCGACGTTGACGGTCAGGTTGACCGCGCCGCCGTTGCCGTTGAACGGGGTCACGTCCTTCCAGGCGACCGGGTAGTCGTTGGCGGTCGTTCCGTCGATCCGGACGTAATAGAGCATCCCGACGACCGAGCGCGTGCCGATGCCGACGGTCGCCCCGAACGTCCCGTCGCTGTAGTCGATCTCGCTGCGGTTGTTCGGGTCGTCCTCGTTGACCGAGACCCCGGCGAGGTCGAGCGCCGTGTAGCCCGAGCCGTCGTACTCGTCGAGGGTCGTGATCGCGGTGAGGGTGGCCGCGTCCTGGTCGGTGTTCGCGGTCGTGTTGCTCATGCACAGCTTGACCCGCAGGTCGACCGTGTCGAAGTCGAGGTCCGCCTTGGCGAGCTTCTGCTTCGCCGGGGTGTACCAGAAGTCAGCCATCGGGTTGGTCTCCTATCGCTACGTGCTGGCCGGGCTGGATTGCGCGGTTGCGCCGGGATCGGCCCCGGCCGGCGGCTGGAGCGTGGCGGGCAGGGGCCCGGCTGATTGCAGCGGCGGGGCGTCGGCGATCAGCCGTTTGATGCGGGCGATCTGCTGGGGCGAGTAGCCGAGGCCTTCCCAGAGGATCTCGTCGGGGATCCCGAGGCTCTTGTGCTTCACGAGCGCGTCGGTGTGGACGGCCTCGGTCCGGCTTTCGGGGTCCTTCCAGATGATCTCGGCGGCGGTGTCGTTGGCCCGCGGGTCGCCGCGGAAGAGGAAGTTCAGCCGGAAGACCTCTTCCCAGGACTCGCCCTTGTTGAGCATCGAGTCGGCGACCTTGGCCATGAGCCCGGTCTCGGACGACTTGAGCGACTCACCTGACGGCGGCTGGCCCGACTGCGGGAGGAGGTAGTGGTAGGGCGTCCGGCTGATCGCGCCCAGGTGCTGGACCTCGGTGTCGATGCCGGCGTAGATCGGCGCGAGGTCGGTCTGCTCGAACTCCCCGAACTCGACCTTGGGCGGGTTGGGATCGTCGGGGTCGGGCGGGGGGACCATCCACAGGCGGTCGACCGCCGAGCGGAACGGCTCGACCGGCTGGCCGGTCTCGGGATCGACCGGGATGTCCATGCCGATGATCCAGCGCTGACGGAAGCTCGCGAACTCGGATGAGATGAGGGCGTCGGCGCGGAGCTTGTTGATCGCGTCCTGGTTGCTCATGACCATCGCGATCTCGGACTGCCCGTCGCCGGTGAGGCGCGGCCGGTTGGCGATCGGCACGATCGGGATGACGTTCAGCGGATTCGGCACTGGCCACGACTCGCCGTCCGGCTGATCGCGCTGCCAGAGCGCCGCGGAGGACCACGATGGCGAGCTGAACCAGTCTGAGCGCTGGATCGAGCGGAACTTGTAGATCCCATCGGGCAGGTACAGCTCGGCGCGGTAACGGCCCTCGTCATCGAGCCAGCGCTTGAGCGCGGCCCGCCGCTTCCAGCTCTTGCCGGGCTCGGTCTCGACCACGACCTGGAGCGGAGACTCGATCGTCACCTCGGGCGCGCCGGTCAGCGGATCGGGCCAGACGAGCGCGTAGGCGACGCCCTTGACGAGCGACTCGGTGTGCGCCTTCTGCGACTCGGCATCGAGCCGGTTGGCCTGCCACCAGCGCCAGGCGTCCGCGTCGCCCTCGGGCGCATCGCCGATCCGGATGCCCTGGACGTGGAGCCGCTCGCGGTGGGCGTCGACGACGAGCGCCATGAAGTTGGAGCTGAACGCCGGGAACCGGTCGCCGAATGCCTGGCGGAACTTGGCCGACGCGAAGGCGAGCGGCTGTTGCCCGGCGTAGTAATCCTCGTACTTCGTCATCGGGACGCGCCGATCGTCGAGGCGCCGACCGAGTCGGGCGAGCCACCACTCGAGGCTGCCGGGCACGAGCGTTCGGGTCGCGTCAAGCATCGGTCAGAACCCCACTGCCACTCGTGGCTTGCGGACGAACGGCACCGGCGGCTCCTGCATCGCCATGGCGACCGCGCGGACCAGCGCCACGGCGGCGACGTTGGGGCGGGTTGAGCCGTGCTTGGAGCGGGTGACCTTCATGCCGCGGTCGGTCAGGACCGCGGTCGTGTTGGCGACGTGCTCGGCGAGGGTCGGGTCGTCGTCATGGACCAGGCGCCCGGTCGCGATGAGCTCGTAGGTCTGGGTCGAGGGCGGCCCCATCACCGATGCCGTCATCGGGAGGTCGACCATGTTCAGCCCGTCGCCGTCGAGCATCTCGGCCGACTCGCCGAAGGCATACCGGTCGAAGGCGTAGGCGGGCCCCGGGAGCGGCCGCTTGGTCTTCTCGTCCTGGGCCTGTGGCAACGGGTACTCGGCGCGGAGATCCCGGAGGCGAACGCGCATCGCCTCCGTGCTGGCCATGCCGGTCGCGGACTCCGGAGCGAACACCTGCGCCCTCACCACGACGCGATCTCCCTGGCGCTGCGCGATCGCGACCGCGCCAAGCTCGCCGTCCGGGCTCCGATCGATCCCGACCCCGATCGGCAGAGCGGTGTTGAGCGGGAGGTCGCCCTTGGTGCTGCTCCACGCGCCCTCGCGCAGCCAGGTGTCCTCGAACCCGACGAACTGGTTGAGGTGGTAGCGGCGCCATTCGAGCAGTGCGCCGCGAGCCCGGAGGCGCGCGAACTCCCGCCCGAGGTACTTGCCGTCCCCGAGCCACGAGGCGGGATTGCAGGCGCGCCAGACGGCGGGATCTTCGATGTCCGCGTCGCGTGGGGCGCCGTACCAGTAGATGAGCGTCCCGTTGACCCGGTCGCGGTAGATGAGCAGGGAGCCCCGGACCTCGAGCTCGCCGGTCCCGGAGAACATCGAGTCGTACAGGTCGGCGAGGATGCCTTCGCCGGCGACGCCGGCGGTCGTGATCCAGAGCGTGAACGGCTGCTCGCGGGCGCCGGTTCCGGTCGTGAGGGCCGTATACAGGTCGCTGTTCTTGTGGGCGTGCAGTTCGTCGATGATGTTGGCGGACGGGTTGAGGCCATGCTGGAGCGCGCCGTCGCTGCTGAGCGAGCGCATGATCCCGCCGTTGCGGGCGCACTCGATTCGGAGGGAGCGGTAGGGCCGCAGGCGATCGAGCAGGAGCGGTGACCGGCGGACCATGCTGATCGACTGGCCCATGACGATCCCGGCCTGGTTGCGGGCGGCCGCGGCGACGTAGACCTCGGGCTCGGACTCGCCGTCGGCGTCGAGCATGTAGAGGCCGGCACCGCTGGCCATGGTGCTCTTGGAGTTCTTCCTCGGGAGCCCGAGGCCGACCTCGTTGTAGATCCGCAGGCCGGTGGCGGGATCGAACTCCAATGCCTCCCACCAGAACTCGCGCTGCCAGTCCTCGTAGATGAGCGGCCGGCCGGCCCAGCGGCCCTTCGTGTGGCGGATGTAGCGCTCGCAGTACGCGGCGAAGTGGGGGCCGCCGGTGAGGGCATCGGGGACCACGGCTCAGCCCACATCGGCGACCACCCGAAGCCTCGGCGGGAGGCCGATGTCGGCGGTGAGCGAGTCCAGCGCGCGCTCGCGCTCGATCCGCAGGCCCACCCGCGCCGATGGCGAGAGGCCGAGTTCGCGGGCGAACTGGCGGATCTCATCGGCGTTGTCGCGGGCGACCTGGTGGAGCGGGTTCTTCACGAGGTTCCCGTCGCGCCTCACGATCGGGCCGGATTGCGCGTAGAGGCGGGCCGCCTGGGCGTAGCGACTGACCGCTTCGCAATAGCAGCGCAGGACGTCCGCGTCGGCGGCCCGGATGACGCCCGTGTGGCGCATGTCGCGCAGGACCCGACGCCACACGGCCTTCGCCTCGGCGTCCATGTCCGTCGGCATCTTCGGGACGTCCGGAGAGGGCATCGGCTCGTGAAGGTTCAGGCGGCTCGGGCGCGTCTCGCCGCGAAGCATTTTCACCTTCGTCGGGGTCGGAGTCGGGCCGCGTCTACCCATGGAGGACCGCCGTCGAATGTGGGTAACTCCGCTTGACAACGTGGCCGATAGCGGCTATGTTGTGGGCATGAACACGAAGACCCAGCAGGAACTCCAGGTGGCGCTCGAAGCGCAGGGCTTCGAGGTCCTCGCGGGCAAGGGCGGCTTCTGGCTCCGGGGCCACGGCCACGTCACCACCGCCGGGGCTCGCCGGATGACCGGCATCGCGGCCGAGCCGCGGGTCCGCCGCGAGCGGGTCGCCTACGGCGACTACGCGCAGCTCATCGCCTTCGTCAATCGAAAGGGACGCTGAACCATGACGACCACGACCGAAACCGCCGCCCAGGCCTACGAGCGCAACCTCAAGACCGCTCGCGAACTCGCGAACCGGATCGCCGACCACCTGGCCGAGCTGGAGCTCGGGAACGATCGGCCGGCAGGCCTGCACTGGGGCCACGTCGGCGACATGGCCGAGACGGTCAAGCGCATCCGCTCCGCCTCCGACCTGATGTTCGGCGAGGGTGACGACGCCCCCGAGGCCGAGTAGATGCTGACCCTCAACGAGGGTGCCCCGAGAGGAGCCAACGAAATGACGATCACGACTGACAAGGCCAACGAGCTGCGCGACGAGCTCGAGGACGTGCGCGAGGCGTGGCGCGAGTGGACCGAGAAGTGGGAGGCGTTCCAGCGGACCCTCCGCCAGGGTGGGTACAACACCTACCGCCTCGACGCGTACCGCGTGGGCTCCGGTTCCGACGAGGGCGGGGGCCGCTCGATGGAGGGCTGGCTCGCGGAGATCGAGACCGACCTGATTGGCGAGGCGTAGGCCGTGCTGACGCTCACCGAGGCCGCCGTCCGGCTTGGGCTGGCGGCTTCGACCCTTCGCCATCAGGTTCAGGCCGGCCGCCTTCGGGCGCGCCTGATCGGCAAGACCTACGTCGTCTCGGAGCGCGAGGTCGAACGCTACCGGCGCGAGCATCTCGGGAAGCCTGGTCGCCCTAGCCATCGACCCGCTCCGCCGTCCGACCGCTGAAGTTCTGCCAGCGCTCGATGATCACCTGGGCGTAGCGGGGATCGATCTCGATGGCGTAGCAGCGGCGACCGAGCTGCTCGGCGGCGATGAGCGTGGTGCCTGAGCCCGCGAACGGGTCATAGACGTCGCCCGCGTGGTTGCGGATCGGGATCTCGGAGAGGACGATCGGCTTCTGGGCCGGGTGGTCGTACTTCTCCTCCGTGCTCCCGCCCATGATCATCTTCGGGCTCGGTGCCCGCCAGATCGTTGACTGGTCTCTCGTGCCGGTGTAGAGGTTCGGCACGCCGGGCTTCCGGACCGCCCAGCACGGCTCGTGCGCCCAGTGGTACCAGGACCTCCCCATCGCGAAGAGGCCCTTGTCCCAGATCACCTGCGACACGATCTCGAAGCCGATCCGCTGGAGTCCTTCCGCCACTTCCGCGGCGTGGACCCCCGCGTGCCAGACGTAGCCGACCTGTAGGCTCGGGACGAGGGCGAACGCCTCGGACCAGTCGACCCGGGTGTCGCCCGAGAGGGTCACGTTGCGGTGGCCGACCGTGCGGGGGTGGCGGATGCGGACGCCCTTGGGGTCATCGGTCGGCATGTAGGGATCGGCGCCCGACCCGAAACGGTTGTATGTGGCGTCGCGCCAGGTGGGGTCAAGCCCGACCCCATAGGGCGGGTCCGTCGCGAGGAGCGTCGGCGCCGCCCCGTCCAGCAGCCGCGCCACGTCCTCGGGGCTCGTAGCGTCCCCGCACAGGAGGCGGTGATCACCGAGTACCCAGAGCTCGCCCGTCTTGACGTAGGGCTCCTCGGATGGCTCGGGCACGTCGTCGGGGTCGGTCCGCCCCGCCTTCACGCCGGCCAGGTCGCCGAGGAGCGCCTGGAGCCCGGCGTCGTCCACGGTGATGTCCGCCAGGAGGGCGCGCAGCTTCTCGTCGTCCCGCCCAGCCATCGCGCTGATCGGGTCGAGGGTCGCGAGGACGAGCGCCTCCTCCTCGGGGTCCAGGTCGACGTAGAGGACCGGCACCGTCGCCTCGCCGCGGGTGAGCGCGAGCGCCACGCGAGCATGGCCGTCGACGACGAAGCCGGAGCGCCGGTTGACGAGGACCTGCTGAACCCAGCCCACCTGGTCGAGCGCGCCGGCGAGGGCGTCCTGCTGCGCCTTCGGATGGATGCGCCAGTTGGCCGGGTTGGCGAGGAGCTGGTCAGGGGCCTCTTCGCCGGTGCCCGTGATCCGGTTGCGCCAGGCCGCGGTGGGAGCCGTGGCGACGTGCGTCCTCGTCGTCATCGGGCGACCCGCGTTCTTCGGCCTTGCATCGTCCGGCCATCGGAGTGATGGATGTGCGCCCCAACGCCAGATCGGGGTTGGCAAGCGGAAGGACGACGGACATGGCGGACATGCGGAAGTGCATCGGATCGGCGAAGTTCGGGATCGAGGCGCACGACGCGCCGCCCCAGGACTTCCCGGCTCAGCCCAGCCAGAAGGACGGTCTCGGCCGGATGTGCAAGCCACACTGGCGCGAGTACACCAACGCGCTCCGGAAGGCGGCGCTGGCCCGCAAGGCCGTCGACGGTGGGGTGGCCACCGAGGTGGCGCCGACCGAGTCGGAACCGGCGGCGGTCGTCGCCCCCAAGACGGCCGGCGGCCGGGGGGCCAAGGAGGCTAGGGCGGCGAAGCCCGAGCCGATCCGGACGAGGCCGGCGCGGGGACGCAAGACGGAAGGCGATCTGATCGTCGAGGCCGTCGATGCGGCCATCGTCGAGGAGGCCAGCATCGCGTAG